GGAAACTCAGCGTATCGAAATTATCAGAAATGGAGTGCTGTTCTTTGCATTTAACATCCGGGCGCTTGGAGAAGAAGAGTACAACAAGTGTAAAACGAAGCACACAAAGTATGTCCGCAATAAACAGCTCGGAATTAAGTTGCCTGAAGATACCAATACGGTAAAATATCGCTCTGCGATTATCTACGAGGCAACAGCGAAGGAAGACAGAGATAAGCTGTGGGATAACAAGAGCGTTTGGGATGCCCTGAATGATAAAGGCTGCCAGATTATGAACGGGCTGGATGTTATTGAGTATACGCTGAAGAGTGGAGAGAAAGATAAGATCATCGAAGCCATTGACAAACTTAGCGGATATGACAGCAACAATCTGGAGGAAGTGGCAAAAAACTCATAATGGCCGGAGGAAAGGCCACATTACTCCATCATATTTTCCAGAAGACCGGAATGACGCCGGATGAATTTTACCAGAAGCCCCCAGGAGTGAGGGCTTTTTTGTTTGCCTCTATGGAGGTAACGCTTGAATCTTACAAGGAAGGAGGGGACAAATAAATGGCAGAGACAGTAAGAATTGAAATACCGATTGAAGTCACTGACAATACAGATCCAGAACTGTCAAATATCACAGACAGCCTAGAAGATGTAGAACAGGCGGCAAGGCGGGCTCAGAACTCTGTTGATCGGGCAGGAAGAACAGTAACACAGTTCGATAGGTCGGCAAACAGAACCCAGCGGAGCTTATCAAGTTGGATGAAGCAGAAATATCAGGTATTGTTAGAGGCGAAAGACAAAATTTCTCCTATCCTGGATAAACTGAAAACCGGGCTTAGAACGGTAGGCGGGAAAACATGGAATGTAACCATGAAAGCTGTTGATTTGGCAACGGCTCCTATCAGGGGTGTTTTGAATCTGCTAAAAAATCCCGTCTTCCAAGTAGGAGCTGTCCTTGGGGTAAGTATAAGCCTGAAGGACACGGTTGATACCTATGCGGATTTTGAGGCAACCATGAGCCGGGTGCAGGCTCTTTCCAATGCGAATGCATCACAGATGGAACAGCTGACAGCAAAAGCGAAAGAAATGGGGGCACAGACGAAGTTCTCAGGAACTGAATCGGCAGAAGCATTTACCTATATGGCTCAGGCTGGATGGCAAGTTCAGGATATGGTTGATGGTATCGGCGGAATTATGAGTCTTGCAGCAGCAGACGGTCTTGATCTGGCAACTACAACGGATATTGTTTCCAATGCACTGACGGCGTTTGGAATGAAAGCAAAGGATACCGCAGAATTTGCTGATGTTCTGGCAGTAGCATCATCAGCTACCAATACGAATGTATCTGATCTTGGCGAAGCATTCAAATATATAGCACCGGTAGCGGGAGCGATGGGGTATTCCATTCAGGATGCCTCTATTGCACTTGGTTTGATGTCCAATAACGCAGTAAAAGGCAGTATGGCCGGAACATCGTTAAAGACAGCACTTGCAAATATGGCAGCTCCAACAGACAATATGGCGGCAGCTATGAAGAAGTACGGTATTAGCCTCACAGACAGCGAAGGAAACATGAAATCTTTAAAGGGTGTTATGGACAATCTCAGAAGTAGTCTGGGAGGGCTTTCTGAAACAGAACAGACAGCAGCGGCCAGCACGATATTTGGCAAAGAGGCTATGGCCGGAATGCTTGCAATCATCAATACCTCTGAAGAGGACTATAAGAAGTTGACAGAGGCTATCAATGAATCTGAAGGTGCTGCTGATAAAATGGCAGATACGATGCAGGATAATCTGAAGGGTTCCCTAGAACAATTAGGCGGAGCCATTGAAACGGTACAGCTTAGCTGGGGAGAACGAATGAAGCCGTATATTTTGGCATTGTCCGAAATGCTTCAGGATAATATGCCAGAGATTGAAGAGTTCGGTCTTAAAGTTTTTGATGCTATCGACAAGAAAATAGAGTCTATTCAGGATAAGATTGCAGAGTTTACCAGTACAGATGAATGGGCAAACGCAGACGCATTTGGAAAATTCGGAATTGCATGGGACGAACTGATTGCGGAGCCTTTTTCTGATTGGTGGGATAGTAAAGGTCATGACTTCTTCGTAGGAAAAGCCGGCTCTTTAGGAAGAGGAATCGGAACGGCGGTTTCAACTGGAATCCTGGCATTGCTTGGAGTAGATGTATCAGATGTTGCCGGGGAAGGGGCAAGCGTAGGCTCTGCTTTCGCAAAAGGGCTGATTGACGGATTTGATGTAGATGCACTTCAGGAAAAACTATGGGGAGCAATCAAAGGCATTTTCTCCAATGCTGGAAAGATATTGCCGGGAGGAGATAAGGCGGATCTTTCATCGTGGATTTCAGCGGCAATGATTGCAAAGGTAGGGATGCCTTTGTTAAGTGTTGGAGCAAAAGGAATTAGTTTCGGTAAAAGTATTTTTGGAAGCAGCACAACAACAGCACCAGGAGGAGGAACCACAGTGGTTCCCGGAATTGGACGCAGGCTTTTAGGAAGTGCCAGTGCGGGAACTGGCTTACTTGGCTTTGGTGCAAATACCGCCATAAAACTCGGAGCCGGAAACCTTGCAGGAGGTGCTTCGCTATCTGCCGGTGCTTTATCTGCTCTTGGACTTGGAGCTACTGCTGGTGGAATTGCCGGAGGGGCAAGCCTTATTAGTGGTGGATTTGATCTGTACAAAGGATTTACCTCGAAAGACAAAGACGAAGCGGCGGCTTATAAAGAATCCGGTGCATGGAAAGTCGGAGGTGTAGGAGCTGGCGCAGCTGCTGGTGCTGCACTCGGAAGTGTTATCCCTGGACTTGGTACTGTGGTAGGCGGATTGATTGGCGCTGGCGTAGGCGGAATCGCTGGATGGATTAAAGGTGACAGCGCAAAGAAGGAATATGAAGAGAATCTGAAAAAAGCACAGGAAGAGGCAGAAGCATTAGCATTAGCTGAAGAACAGGCTAAGTACGAATCTCAGGATTTGAAAGATGCACTTGCCGATACCAGCATGACAGCTGAGGAATTTGGACAGAAGTTCCAGAAAGCAGTTGGCGAAAATCTTCAGAGCCATTTCGGAGATGTCAAATTATCCATGCAAGAAATCCAAGACATAGCCAGAAAAATGACATTTGGGGACAATATAGAGGCGGTAACAAAATTTAGCGATGCCTCTGCGGAAGTAGAGCAGACATACAGCAATATGGAAGCTGCTATTTCAAACATGGACAAGTTGAACTGGAAGGCAAGCCTCGGATTGAAATTTGATGATGCAGATACTCAGGAATACCTTGCCGGGGTAGATGCCATGATCCAGAGTGCAACAGACTACATTGAGAGTAAGCATTATGAAGCAAAGACAGCTATTGATCTGCTGATTGAGCCTAATTCCGATGTGGATGTCACTACTGGATTGAATACGGTCTATGCGAGCCTTCAGGAACAGATCAACAGTCTAGGAAATGACCTGACAGCTAAAGTGAATGTAGCATTGGAGGACGGTGTGATTACGCTGGATGAACAGGCTGAAATTACGAACTTGCAAAATCAGATTACGGAAATCACACAGAAGGTATCAGATATTCAAACGGAGGCTGAATTTAAGGCACTGAAAATCAAGTACAGCGGTGCAAACTTGGATGCAGATTCTTTTGCGGAATTGCAGGCGGAATTACAGGAACAGGTGGAAAGTGCCACCCAGACATATGATGAATCACTGAAGGTTAGCATTGCCAGCCTCGAATTGCAGTTAAGCGAAGATGCAATTTCTCAGGAGCAGTATGACGAACAGCTCCAGGCTTTAGCTGACGGATACGAGGCGAAAATTTCCGATATGCAGGTTACTGTTGAAAATTTCCAGTTGGAAGCAATCGCAGAAGCCTACGCTACAGAACTGGACGGAATACTTCCGGATATTGAAGGCACAACCGCAGAAAAGTTGCAGACGGCTCTTCATAATGCTATGGCGAGTGGTGTAGATGTTACCACTTGGGATACTGAAACGGCATCTCAGTGGCTCGGACTGGACAGCCTAAGCATGGAAGCTCAGACGGCTATTACAGAGATGATGAGTGGAGTTGCGGAAACAATACCTCAGAGTATGCAGGAGCAGATTACAACAGCATTCAGCAGTGTAGATATGAGTGGAGCCTATTCAGGCGTTGACTTCGTAGGTCCGTTTTCCAACGAGTTTTATGAGCAGATGGCAAATGCTGATTTGTCAGGTGCTTACACTCCTCTGGTAGAGAATATCAGCACAGAACTGCCAACGCAGTTATCGCTGATTGACTATTCAGGAATTGGCACACAGGTTGGCACCGGCGTAGGAGGAGCAATTCAGAATACGGATATGGGACCGATCAACTCAGCCATCACAACCTTGAAAGGAAATACGGGAACTGCTATTGATACAGCGTTTGCACCGGGCTTCAATACCACAACGCCAGTTACTATTACGGCGAATTACAAGCTGGCGAATTCGTCAGCTACAATCAGTTTCTCTGGAGGCGGTTCCGGAACGGCAACGGTAAATGCGAGCATCGCATCCAATGCCAACGGAGATATTGTAAATGGACCGCTTCTTTCCTGGGTAGGAGAAGATGGACCAGAAGCAATCATTCCTCTTGGAAGCAAGAGAAGAAGCAGAGGACTTAGTTTGTGGGAAAAAGCAGGAGAGCTTTTGGGTGTAAAGAAATATGCCGAAGGCGGTATTGTAGAAAACTCACGATATACCTCAAATCCGTTCCAAAACTATGAGGACTTAAATTCCATCAATGATACGCTTGCAAAAGCACCACGGGGCAATCACGAGTTCTCAGAAGGGGATATGGAAGATACCACATCTACGGAACCGGTTGCAGTTAAGTCTGGTTCTGGAGAAGGAGAAAGAAAGACAGAAGTTCATGTGAATGTAAGCCTTAATCCTACATTCCGTATAGACGGAAACGGCGGAAATGAATCGGATATTATCCGAGTAGTCCGCACACACATGAGGGAGCTTGCAGACGAAATCGGTGGAGAATTGGCAGAAAGATTAGAAATGGTCTTTTCAAATATGCCAGTCAAGGAGGCGTAAAGTTATGGATATATTTTTGAGTGAAGTATCAAATAAAAGCTTTACATTTCAATCTCTTCCGGAAAGAATCAAAACGAAGTTCGGAACCAAGTATCAGAATTACGACATTATCTCAAAAGGAACAGTAAAAATTCCGAGAGGATTGGAAGCTGAGACTATTTCATGGGACGGAACATTTTACGGGAAGTCTAAAAGAAACGAGGTTATGATTCGTGAGTGGACCTCTCCGGCTGAATGTGTTAAGGTTCTGCGGAACTGGATGATAAAAGGAACTGTACTCCGGCTCTTAGTCACTGAAACAAATATCAATTACGATGTGACGATCAGTGATTTTGAGCCGATAGAAACCGGAGCTTATGGGAACATCGACTACTCCATTACATTCACAATTTATAAGGAACTGAAGATCTACACAACATCAGAATTGAAAATCGCTGCCTTTGTAAAAAAGACGGTTCCAAGACCGACACCGGCTCCTCAATCAAGTAGAACGCATACAGTGAAAAGTGGCGATACTTTATGGGGGATAGCAAGCAAATACTATGGAAGTGGAACCAGCTGGCAAAAAATCTATTCCGCCAACTCTTCTACGATTGAAGCCACAGCAAAGAGATATAGAGGCGGACGAGGCAGCGATAACGGACATTGGATTTATCCGGGAACAGTTCTGACGATACCATAGGAGGTGTAGGATGATTGATGTAGCAAACATTAAGTACCGCCTTGTGGTTATGACGGAGGATAAAAAGCAGTACAACATTAAGGAATTTGTGGAAAACTTAGGCTGGGAGGAGAATGACGGTGAATTAGCTGTTAGAATCTCCTTCACAGCCAAAAACGATAAGACAAGCGCCGGACTGATTTCATCCCTGGCAAAGCCGGGATGCTTGGTCGGCGTTTTTGCATCTCACGGCTCCATAGACGAGGAAGTTGCCAGAGGGTATATTACCGATTGGAAGCCTACACTTTCAGGGAGCAAAGATAAGTTCGATGTTACTTGCTATGACGAACTGTATAATTTGCAGGAGAGCCAGGAGCTTATCTATTATTCCTCTGGAATAGGAACAAAATCGGCGATTACCAAAATCTTTGATGACTGGCAGATTCCGATGGATAAGTATGAAGGACCGGATGTCACCCACGGGAAACTTGCGTATAAGACGGAAATGCTGTCAGATGTACTGTTAGATATTCTGGATGATGCAAAGAAAAAAGGTGGAGGTTCTGCCATGATCCGAGCTGCCAAAGGCAAAGTTAGCGTTATAGAGTGGGGCAGCAATACAACAGTATATCATTTTGAAACAGATAACACAAAGCAAGTGTCACATAAGAAAAGCACATCCGGAATGATTACCAGGGTAAAAATCATCGGGCAAGAGGATGACGATGGGCGTTCCAGTGTAGAGGCTGTTGTGAACGGGCTTACAAAGTTCGGTGTCCGTCAGAAGATTTATATTCGTGGGAAGGATGATAGTGTAAGTGATGCACAATCAGCAGCTCAGGAAATCATTGACGAAAAGGGGCAGGTAAAAGAAGATATTACCGTTCAGGCTCCGGATATTCCGTTTATCAGAAAAGGCGATCTGGTTCACATGACAGTAGGCACATTGAAAGATTACTATTATGTGAAAGGAATCCGGCACGATGCAGATAGCGGATCTATGACGATGGATTTGAAAAAGGCAGTGACGGAAGTGATTAAAAACAACCAGGTCACAAAGAAATCTTATAATGTGGGAGATATAGTGTATTTCAAAGGCGGGAAACATTATCTGTCTTCGTGGTCGGGCGCACCTGGATATAATGCGAGAGCAGGAAAAGCAAAGATTACATTCGATCCGAATTGCCCGAATAACGGAAAAGCGCACCCGTGGCACTTAATTCACACGGATGGCAGTAGCAATGTTTATGGATGGGTAGATGAAGGAACTTTTGAGTAGCAGGAGGTGGTGCTTATGCCGTATCAGGGAAATCCTGGAGTGAGTAAGCTGGGAAAGGTTTTGTCACAGCGCATGGCAAAGCAAGGAGAAAGCGGACTAATTTTAGATTATGGGAGCATAGAAGGAGATTACAGCCTGAAAACAAATACATTTCCGATCCCGATACCTAAAGGGGATTATACGGTATGCAGATGTGCCGGAGGATTATCCTTTGAAATCGGTGGGGGTCAGCATAGCGGACACGAATCCGGAAATGGCACACACGGACATCAGGTTTCTCTTCCGGCAATCAAGCCAGGCGATAGAGTGCTTATTGCATGGGTTCAGAATGAGGTGACAGTCATTGATGTAATCGCCCCGGCGAGTGCGTTGTAGGAGGTATGTTATGAGCGAAAATATGTTATTCCCTACGGTGGAAGTACCGGAACTCATTCAGGAATCAGAACAGTATGACGAAAAATATAAGCCAAGCGTATTGTGGGATTTGGAAGCTGGGGATTTCGTGAGAAATGGAGCGAACCAGCTACTTGAATGTGATGGACGAGAAGCGTACCGGGTTTGGTGTGTAAAAGTAGTCAACACAGAACGCTATACTTGTTTGGCGTATTCAGATTCCATAGGTACAGAAATGGAATCTGCTATAAAAGAAAAGAGTAGCGGAGCCGTGGAATCGGCGATTGAGCGAACGATAACAGAGGCGCTGCTTGTGAATCCTCGTACAGAATATGTGCGGGGATTTGTTTTTACATGGAATGGAGATTCTGTGGTTTGCAGTT